CCCCTACGACATATCAGGTACGGTAGGCGGCGGAGGCTCTAACGGGTCTCTACACGGGATGACGAAGTTTAGCATGGACGACGCGCCCTCTAACACTTTCTTTTTGGAATACATAGCCAGACCTCAGACTGCTGAGATATTCTTCGAGGATATACTCATGGCTTGTGTGTTTTACGGGATGCCTATACTAGCAGAGAATAACAAACCGAGACTATTGTATCACTTCAAGAACAGGGGTTACAGAGGTTTTTCTATGAACAGACCAGACAAAGCGAGCCACAAGCTCTCTAAGACAGAGAAAGAACTTGGCGGGATGCCGAACTCATCTGAGGATATAAAACAGGCCCACGCGGCTGCTATAGAGTCTTACATAGAGAAGTACGTGGGTCTAGATTCTCAGGGTACTTACAGAGACCCGGACGAGATGGGTTGCATGTACTTCAACAGGACGTTACAGGAGTGGGCAAAGTTTGACGCAAACAACAGGACTAAATTTGATGCTGCGATTAGCTCCGGTTTAGCTATAATGGCTAATCAGAGGCACTTGTACACTCCCATTAAAAAGGAATCAAAAATAAATATTAACTTTGCAAGATATAATAACAAAGGTCGATTTAGCGAAATTATAAAATAAATGAAAGAAATTGAAATATCCGTAGCTCAATCCAGTTTTCCAAGCAGCTATGTATCTGACGCAGAAAAGAATACACAAGAATTTGGACTAAGGATCGGGCAAGCCATTCAGCACGAATGGTTCAGACAAGATAACGGCGGCTGTAGGTTTTATAGCCAGTGGGCTGATTTTCATAAGTCGCGATTATACGCAAGGGGGGAACAGTCTTCTAGCAAGTATAAGAACGAGCTGTCGGTAGACGGTGACTTGTCTTACATGAACTTAGACTGGACGAACGTTTCGATACTACCGAAGATGGTGGATATCGTGGTGAACGGCACCAACGATAGATTGTACGACGTGAAGGCTTACGCACAAGACGCGTCGTCTATAGAGAAGAGAAATAAGTATCAAGATTCTATAGAGGCTGACATGGTCGCTAAGGATCTGTTGATGCAAATAAAGGATGACACGGGGGTTGACGCGTTCAACACCGACCCTAAAGAATTACCGACCAACCAAGACGAGTTGTCGTTGCACATGCAACTGAATTACAAGGACTCTATCGAGTTGGCTGAGGAGGCGTCTATCAAGACCATCCTCTCGGAGAACAAATACAAAGACATTAAGAAACAGTCTTACTACGACATCGCAACGATCGGTATCGGAATAGAGAAGCACGAGTTTCTTCCGGGTGCGGGGATAAAGATATCTCACGTAGACCCAGCGAACGCCATATACAGTTACACAGAAGATCCTCACTTTAAGGATTGTTTCTACTGGGGAGAGGTTAAGTTGGTTCCAGTGACGGAAGTCATGAAGATCGATCAATCACTCACGACGGAAGACTTGAAGAAGATCTCTGCGTTCAGCGACTCTTGGACACAGACGTATAGACCGACTACGGCGTATGGTTCTGGATTATTTCAAGAAGGATCTGTGACATTAATTTATTTCTCTTATAAAACGACAAAGAAATTTGTTTACAAGAAGAGAGTTTCTGACACGGGAGCTGAGAAGGTTATACAAAAAGACGACACGTTCAACCCTCCATCTGAGATGATGGAAGAGGGAAGGTTCGAGAAGATAGAGAAAACGATAGACGTTTGGTACGACGGAGTCATGGTGGCAGGATCTAACTACTTACTAAAGTGGGAGTTAGCCGAAAACATGGCGAGACCAAAGGCAGCAACACAGGACGTGCTCTCGAGCTACGTGGCTTGTGCGCCTAGGATGTACAAGGGATCTATAGGTTCTCTGTTAAAGAGGATGATTCCATTCGCCGATCTAATACAGTTGACTCACCTGAAGCTACAACAAGTTCTCTTGAAGATGGTTCCAGACGGTGTGTTCATCGATGCCGACGGTATCAACGAGGTTGACTTAGGAAACGGAGCGGCGTACAATCCAGAGGATGCGTTAAAGATGTACTTCCAGACGGGTAGTGTGATCGGACGTAGTTTCACCCAAGACGGTGAATTCAACCACGCGAGGGTTCCTATACAGGAGCTGAATTCTAACTCGGGTCAGTCTAAGATAAACAGCTTGGTAACGAGTTACAACCATTACTTGGGTATGTTGAGAGATGTCACCGGGTTAAACGAAGCGAGAGATGGCAGCATGCCAGACGATAGAGCTTTGGTTGGTATCCAGAAGATGGCCGCCTTAAACAGTAACACCGCGACTAGGCACATATTAGATGCTGGTATCGACATGACCAGGGATATGGCAGAAGGACTTTCTTACAGAATATCTGACGTACTAGAATACGCAGAGTTTAAAGAGGAGTTCGTGATGAAGATTGGGAAGTACAACGTGGACTTGTTAAACGAGATAAGCGATTTACCTCTGTACGACTTTAGTATATTTATAGAGGTCTCTCCAGACGAAGAAGAAAAATCTCAGTTAGAGCAGAACATACAGATGGCTCTATCTAAGAACGGAATAGATCTAGAAGACGCCATAGACGTTAGAGAAATTAGAAACGTTAAGTTAGCTAACCAGCTGCTTAAAGTTAAGAGAAAGAAAAAGAGGGATCACGAGGAAGAGATGCGTATGCAGGCTCAACAGATGCAGGCTCAGATTAACATGCAGTCTCAACAAGCTGCTGCACAGATTTCTATGCAGAAGATTCAAGGGGAGGCTCAAGCTAAGATGCAGGTGTCTCAGGCTGAAGCAGCGTTCAGTATAGAACGCATGAAGGGTGAGGCAGAGATTAAGTCTCAGCTTATGCAGCTAGAGTTTCAGATGAAGATGAAGATACGCGGGATAGAGGTTGACGCAGCCAAGCAGAAGGATACAGAACGTAACGACGCTGAATCTGGTAGAATATCTCTAAGGAACACACAACAATCTAAAATGATTGAACAACGAAAGAAAGATTTACCGGCTATAGACTTTGAGTCATCAGAAGATTCATTGGATGGTTTCGATTTGGCAGAATTCGAACCTAGGTAGTCTATTAAAGGGAATACAATAAATATAATTAACTTTGCCAAAAATCAAATCAAATGAATAAATTCACAGTAGTAGAAGAGGTAGACGCTGACGAACAGCTATCCACTCAACAGACAGAACAAAATCTGTTAGACGCGGCTCAAGCTAAACGAGACGCTCAAGACGGTGTAACCGACGGAGCACAGGCTTCGACAGAGGGAGCACAAGAAGGAGCACAAGAAGGAGCACAAGAAGGAGCGCAAGCCTCAACAGAGGGAGTGGCTCAAGAATTAAAGGATGAAGACGTTTTGTCTTACATCAACAAGAAGTACGAGAAGGAAGTTTCTTCTTTCGAGGACTTGTTTAAGAAAGAAGTAGTAGAGAAGGAGTTACCGGAAGACGTAGCTGCTTACTATAAGTATAAAAAAGAAACTGGTAGAGGACTCGACGATTACGCGATGCTCAACAAAGACTTTGATAAGGTGGATGGTGTTCAGTTACTCAAGGAGTACTACGCCGACACAGAAAAAGATTTAGATAAAGATGATATCGATTATCTAATGAGTGAGAAATTTAGCTTTGACGAGACGTTAGACGAAGAGTCTGTCATCAAAGATAAAAAGATATCGATGAAAAGAGAGCTTGCAAAAGCAAAGAAGCACTTTAATAATTTGAAAGAGACGTACGGAGCTCCGCTTGAGTCAAGCGATGCTTTTGTTTCGGAAGAAGAAAAGGAGTCTTACAGCGCTTACAAGAAGTACGCTCAAGAGTCGCAAGATACCCAAGAGGATAACAGAAAGCGATCAGAGTTTTTTCAGAAAGAGACGAGTAATGTCTTTAACGACGAGTTCAAAGGTTTTGAATTTACCGTGGGAGATGAGAAAGTGTTCTTTAGCCCTGGAGATTCTTCTGACGTTATGAAGTCTCAGTCTGACGTGAACAACTTTATTTCAAGGTTTATCGACGACAAAGGTTTTATATCTGATCCAAAAGGATATCACCGAGCTTTATCTGCGGCAATGAATCCAGAAAAGATGGCTAACTTCTTTTACGAAAAAGGTAAGAGCGACGCCGTCGAGAGCAATTCTAGACAATCCAAAAACATCAACATGGATGTTAGGGGAGGAAACCAGACTGTCTCAAACAATTCAGGGTTCAGGGTTACAGACGAAAGTGGAGGTAGTGGCAGAGGGCTGAAAATAAGAAGTAGAAACAAAAAATAACAATTAAAAAAACAAAAACAAAATGGCTGGATCAGTACAGGCGACCCCAGGGTACGCACTAACACCTTCCCCAGAGAAGGTATTATTACCAAACAATTACATCACTAACTTCGACTTTTTGAGTCAGTATCTTCCGGATACTTACGAGAAAGAATTCGAACGTTACGGAAACAGATCAGTATCTTCATTCTTAAGAATGGTTGGAGCTGAATTACCATGTAGCTCAGATTTAATCAAATGGGCAGAGCAAGGTAGATTACATATCAAATACGTAAACTGTGCTTCAGGAGCTGCTGCTACTGCGGATACAGCTACAATCACTGTGTCTGACACAGGGGTTACCGCTATTGGTGTGAAGAAAGGACAGACGGTTCATATCTCTGATAACGACACCGCAGCTAACTCAAATAAAGGAATTGTTACCGCTGTAACAAACACTACATTTGACGTAGCTTACTACGAAG